ACGCCGAAGTCGCTGAACGAGAGCACGTTGCTCTCGAACATGACGAGCGTTCGTACCCAGTTCGTCAACGAGCGCGGGCTTCGTATCCTGTCTCGTGCGCGGCGTCTCGTGGTTCCTCCGAACCTAGAGGCCGTTGCCATCCGCTTGGTGAAAACTGAACTCAGGCCGGGAACCGCCGACAACGACGTGAACGCGATTCTCACGTTGTCCGGTGGCTTGCCGGAAGGGCACATCGTCCTCGACTTCCTCACCTCTAACTTCGCGTGGTTCCTCACGACTAACATCGAGGGACTAATCCACATGCTCCGCATTCCGTATGAGAGCGATATGTGGGTTGACAACGTCACGGACAACCTACTAGTCAAGGCTTACGAACGCTACAGTTTCGGGTATAACGACCCACGCGGCGCATGGGGTGAGTTCCCAACCTCTTGATTTGTCGGAATTAATGGAAATGGGCCAACACTTCCGGCAAATCAGTTGTCAGCCAGTTGACAACACACCACGCGGGGTGTTCCCGCACGGAACTGGGTTCGTGGCTCGAATACATCACGGTGGCAAGAGGCACTATCTCGGCTACTTCTCTACGGCAGAGGCTGCTAAGTCTGCGTATGAAGCAAGGGCGAAAGAAATTTTCGGTGACTTCGCCTTTGTAGAGCATCCCGCCTCATTCGAGCCAGCGACGGCCGGAACTATGTCTGGCGCTCTTTGCTTCGGAGCATGACCAATGGCTGAAACCGTAAATCGTGGCCCAACAGTTAACGCCGGCTCGCTCATGGATGGGCGAGTCGAGCCTCTTGATGGGCCGTCCATCGAATATCAGGGGATGCTGACGTGCGATCCACGTCAGTCTCCGATGGCGAAGGACATTGTTGCGGCGGGCGTGGTGAAGGGCTTCTACAACAGCCCGCAATTCATCATCGTGGATGCGATCCCGTCCATCACGTCCACGACCACGGTTGCCGCATCGCAGGCACCGTCCACCACGACTGGCGTAAAGCTGAACCTGACGACGGCCGTTATCGGTACGGCCGCCAACGTCCCGGTGTGGACGCCTGGCATTCCTATCATTCCAACCAACACCACCGTCCCAGTTACGGTTTCCGCGCTCGACTTCGGCTTTGCCACCGGCTCGACGACGGCGAACTCGTCCACGGTCCAGACTGACGCAACGCAGTTTCAGGTTGGGCAGTGGATCGTCATCGGCGGTGCCGGTTCAGGCTCGTCCACGAACGTGGCGCTCATCGCGCAGGTTGCGTCCATTGCGTCTCTCTCGACTCTGGCCGCAACGACGATCTACATTTCGCCGGTTGCCGCTTCCACGATGAACCACGCACCCATTGGGCAGGGCAACCTCTACAACCAGTTCCTGCCGCCAGCCACCCAATTTGGGCCGTCTTCGGCCTCTGCAAATGCTGCAGAACCCTATCGTGTGGCCGGCTGGGGGCGGATGTTCGACCCCGCACAGGGTGTGTGCCGCGCCCTTACGGTTACGGCGGCCTCGATCACGGCCGGAACGACTTCGCTCCTTGTGTCCGGTTACGACATCTACGGCGTGCCGATGACGGAGCTCATCACCGCGAGCGGCACGACGACGGTTTCCGGTAATAAGGCGTTCAAGTACGTCACCTCGATCGCCACGCAGAGCACGGCAACCACGGTCACCAACTCGGTCGTCACGATCGGCGTCAGCAACGTGGTTGGCCTCAACTTGTATAACAACAAGTGGGAGTATCTGGACATCTTCTTCAATGGCGGGTTTGCCATTACCAACACGGGCTGGACATCGGGCACGGCGGTAGTGGCCACTCAAACGACTGGCGACGTGCGCGGCACGCAGAACCTGACTACGGTTCTGGTGGGCGGTGCGAGCGGCTCGGCCGCGTCCGGTGCCGGCGCAGATGGTGTCAAACGTCTGACGATCGTTGCGGCGATTCCGCAGCAGAACATGATTAACGCCACGCCGCTCAACAGCGTGTCGCTGTTCGGAACCACACAGGTATAAGGAGGCTCAGATGAGCAGGGCACGTCACAAGAAAGATGGTGGCCGAGTCGGCATGAAGGTGTCCGGCAACCCGGATGTTTTCAAGGAGGCCAAGGACGTTGACGAGGGCACCGGCAACCGCAAGAAGGGCGGCCGTGCCAAACGTGCCGATGGCGGCAAGGTGCTCGGCCTGATGACGGGCGGCGCCGTTCGTCCTCGGCTGGATCGTCCGGGCCGGAAGATGGGCGGGCGCGTGGGTGCGGATCGTTCCCCGCTTTCCACGGCGCACAAGGGTTCGTCGGATGGCACGTCCTCGCCGCGGTCCAGCGATTCTTACGGCGGCACCCCAGCGGACTAGTCATTATCCATGGGCTTACGGCGGGCTCGTGCCCGCATAGAGAAGATGATGGCAAAGCTGACTGCGAAAAAACGGAACGCTTTGCCAGCCAAGACTTTCGCGGGGCCGGATAGAAGCTATCCCATCCCGGATGCAAGTCACGCCAGGAACGCCCTGGCGAGAGCCTCGCAGCATGCCGGCCCTGCCTTGAAGGCCAAGATCAGGGCGAAGGTTCACAACAAGTTTCCAGGCATCCAGATGAGCATGGACGGCGGCGCGGTAAAGCCACGCCTGGATCGTCCATCAAGAGTCTAACATGCTCCCGATCGTCGTCACATACGGACTTGCTGCTGGCAGCACGCAGATCGTTGTGAACCAGTCGCCAACTGTGGCGGCTGGGGCTACGTTTACGCTTGCGACTACGAATCTGGATGTTCAGCGGCGTCTCCTGCTCACGTTCTCTGGTGACGAGCACTCGAACACATTCACGGTTTTCGGGACGAACCAGGCTGGGTTTCCGATCAGCGAGACTATCCCTGGCACAAACGGAACAACCGCAACGTCCGTATTCGACTACAAGACGGTGACGAAGGTTGTTGCGGTGGGGGCTACGGCTGCGACTGTTTCGGTTGGGACGAACTCAACCGGCTCTACCCTATGGAACTACGTCAACTGGCACGTGAGCCCGTCCAACATCGAGTTCTCGACTATCCTTGTCAGCGCCACCGCTAATGCGACGTGGAGCATCCAATACACCTACGACGACCCGAACAACCTGCCGGCCAACGTGACTTCGCCTTCGCCGTTCAACCATCCAACTATCGTCAACCAAACTGCATCCATTGATGGGATGACGAACGATCCAATTACCTGCTGGCGGCTGTTCGTGGCCGGCGGGACTGCAACCATACGGGCGACGGGCATACAAGCCGGGATAGGCGGGCCATGAGCGTTCCTATCGGCACACAGGGCAACTCCAAGTCGTCCATCGATCCCATTTACGAGGGTGGGCCGGACTTCTTTGCGCGCATCAAGATGCTCGAGGACGCGAGGCGCAGCCATGACGAGTCGCTGCACAACCTCGGGCTCGGCAAGGATACGGTGGCGTCTTACAGGGACGCCAAGGACAAACTGGATGCGGCCACCAAGGTAAAGAACGAGGCGGATGCGACGCTGGCGCGTGCGAAGGCTGATGCGTCTGCCATGCTCGCCAAGGCCAAGGCGGAGGCGGACAGCCTATTGAAAGAGGCTCGTGCCTCGGCTGATGCGGCCGCCAAGGAGGCTCTGGATACTCGCGCCAAGGCCGACTCCTATGCGTATGGCGTGCGGGATGGCGCCGCAGCGGTTGGCGACAGGGCCGCACGTGCATGGAAGGAGGTGGAAACTGCTCAGGCGGACCTTAAAGCCAAGCTCGACAAGTATGCCATTGACAGCGCCACGCTCAAGTCTGCCACGGACGATGCTGCGAAGCTTCGCGCAAGCCTGACGGACAAGATCGACCGCCTTCACAGCCATATGAAGGCTCTGCTGGAAAGCTAGAGCTCGTGGCCGATCCTGGTTCCAATTCGACACCGTATGTATTTGTGACGGGTTCGCCGCCAGTTATTGGCGATGTTGCGGTATTTTCCGGCCCGAATGCCATCAAGGATGGTGGTGCGGCAACCGGCCTCGGCGTTGTGATAGTCGATACCGCGCACAACATCCTCAGTTCGACAGCGACGAAAGGGCTAATTGCCTTCTCTACTGACTACGATCTTTGGTTCATTGCGGACGGCACGCAATGGTGGCTCGGCAGCAATTACTTCAACATACAGCCGGATAGCAACGATCTTGGTTATCTCGCATTCTCGAACCGGCAGGGTTATGGGAAGAACTACGTAACCGACAAGCGGTTGTCGAACTGCAACATCGGCAACAACGCCAACAGCACTGACGGCTCGATCCAGTACGACCCGACGACACAACTGCTGAAGATCAACGTCGGCGGAACGTATCAGACGATCGGAGTCGGCGTCACGCTGCGCAACCTTGCACAATATCGCTACAGCGTGCAGCAGCAGCCGCTTACTGAATGGATCAACGTGTTTTCCGGCGACAGCATCGACGTTGGGCTCAACGGCCTGCCGCTAACGCAGGGATACCGGACTTCAATAGGCGCCTATCCGCCGCCGCAGACCGTATCGGGAGGGACATTCTGATGGTGAGCTACAATGGTGCGAAGCAAGCTGAGCCAATCGTAGAGCAGATCGACGAGCTTAATGGGTACATAAACGAGTTGATTGCTGCTATCGCGCAAAACAACTCGCAGATTTGGAGACTTAGCGTCGATTACTACGACAACGCTGGTACGTCGCACAGCATTCTTATTGATTACAAATTGAATGCGGCGGACTCGGCGGCAATTTTCAACGATATAAAGAACATATTATCCAACGATGTAAACATCCTGAATAACGAATTAGGTGCCATAACGTAATATGGCAAATGTTTACATCAGCCCAACTGGAAACGACAGTACCGGAAACGGTACGTCGGGCAATCCGTGGCTGACGATAAACAAGGGCTTCACCGGCTCATCATCTGGCGATACAATAAACGCTCTGGCTGGCACATACACCTGGAGCGGATCGGACTTTGACAATAATTCGGGTAGTTTTTCAGCGAGCGCGAGAACGCTGCTTGGTCCGACTCCGGTTGCCGGTTTTCCAACTGCTATTTTTGACGCAGGGGCATCAACCAGCAACAACGGCAACGCCTTTGACGGATGGACCATACAAAACATGTGGTTCAGGAATGCGACGATTGCCGGGAATAGTGGAGAATTTGCCGCTCGCAACGGAGGTAGCCTGACTTTTTTGAATTGCGTTTTTTCGGCATTCACGCTCGGCAATCAATGCGGCATTATCAAAGACGAGCAATTTTCCGGGGCCACAAACGCGACATTGGTTACGATAACCGGGTGCCTGTTCTTCAAGAACTCTCTCACTTCTACTTCAAATAAGGCGGCAGGTTGTGTGGGGTTGCAGTCCGGCGGAACTACCACTGCCGCTATTACCAACAGCAGTTTTTACAATGTTCACAATTCCGGCGCTACCAATTTTATCGGAGCAGTTTCATCCAATAATGCATCCAATATATTCAAGATGATAAATTGCATCTTCATGGATGGCGGATCGGATAATCCTACGTTCTGGATCAATGGATGGAACGGGGCGATAACTGGTTCGTTGAACAACTGCGTATTCGGATACAGCAGCGTTCCGGCAATGACTGGGACCGTATCGAGTGATCCATTGTTCGTTGATGTAAGCAATAATAATTACAACCTGCGCCCGACCTCACCGTGCATTGATGCGGGCACCGCGATATGAGCATATTGAATGACAGGCCATTCAATATCGCTGTCAAAACCGGGGTTGCCGCAAATCTGACGCCGGACATAAAGGCGCAACTCGTAAGTGGACAACCGCTTTGGATAACCGACATTCTGCAATTTTGCCTAGGTAACAGCAACGCTTCAGGAAGCGTAAATACTCTCGGCGTTTCGTATCGAAACATTCTCTCTGCCAATGGTGGCCTGGAGGTGTGGCAGCGTGGTTCCGGTGCAACCGCGTCAATAGCAGTTGCGGTGTCAACGACTGTTTACACTGCGGATCGCTGGTACATAACCACTGGGGCCAACCAGCAGTTCACGGTGGCCAATGCGTCCGGGCTTACGCTTCCTTCGCAGTGTTGCGCGAAAGTGCAGAGAAACAGCGGCCAGACTGGAAACACCGTTGTTACGTTCGGATACCCCCTGACTAGTGACGAGTGCATCAAGCTCCGCGGACAGTTCATCAGTTTCCAGTTCGTCGGGGCTACCGGAGCCAATTGGTCGCCGTCGTCCGGTACGCTCAATTACGATGTGTATTTCGGAACCGGAAGCGAGGCAAAGCGCGGTGGCGGGTTCACTGGCGAAACGCACCCTATCACCGGAAGCATAAATTTCACCACGAGCGCAACCGCAACCCTGTCTACCGTAACCGGAAGCGCAGCAGTTGCCACGACGGTTACTCAGGGAGAGATGCAGTTCACGTTCACGCCAACGGGAACAGCCGGGGCGAACGACTGGGTGGAATTGGACGACGTTCAATTGGAGCCGCAGTTGGGCTGCTCGGTTTTCGAGAGGCCGTCATTTTCCGAATCCATGATGGAATGCAAAAGGCATTTCGTGAAAACCTTTCCGTACAACACTGCTCCACTTCAGAGTGCCGGTTTGACTGGGGCAATAGGTGCGCCCGCGGCTGGTGCCGGCGGCATCGCATTGGAAGCGTTCGCAATGTGGCGTTTTCCGATTTCCATGCGTTCGTCTCCGTCCATCACGACGTACAACCCATCCAACAATAACGCCAACTGGCGAGATGTGACGGGGGCTGCCGATGTGGCTGTTACGGTTGATCCTGACAGCACCATAAGTCCCGATGTTGTGTGCATTCAGTCACATACTGCGTCTGTCAATGCTGACAACGTATACATCCACGCCATAGCGGATGCTGGTATATAGGACTCGAACGACATGGATCGCCGCAGCTTCTTCTGGGTTCCCTTCGGGCTTGGCATTGGCGAGGCAATAGCCCAGCCAACCGGAAGCAATACGGTCAGTGCCGCCATTTCTCCGCAGCTCGACACTCTTGGAGCCGCGGTGGCACAGGGAAACATCCTGTACCGCGGTTCTACGTCATGGACGGTACTTGCGGCAGGCACCAATGGGCAACTCCTGCAAACGCAGGGCGCGGGAGCCAACCCGAAATGGGTTGGCGGGATGGTTCTGCTCAACACACTGTCACCGTCCGCAATTGCGTCCGTGAGCGACACCACAAGTTTGACGAGCACCTACCGCGATTACGTCATTACGTTCGAGAACTTGGCGCCGGCTACCCAGACGGTGACGTTCGAGATGCAGATCGCCACCAATGCATCGAACTGGGTATCGGCTGGATACGTTTCGCTTTGCCAAGTCAACGTGGGCGCTACCCTTGTGACGGACTCCTCGACGACAACCCTGCTGTTGAGCGGAACCAGGCTCACGACGCAGTTGCAGACGACATCGAGCTATGGGCTGAGCGGCTCGGTGACGTTCTTCAACCCGTCGTCCGGCGCGGAGAACAAGCAGGTACGTGGAACCGTTTCGTATCTGACTCCCGGTGCCAGCGGCACGGCGACCTTTGCTCTCGCTGACGTGGCCGGTTATTACGACGCAGCCACGACGGCTATTACCGGCGTCAATTTCCTGTTCAGTAGCGGAAACATCACGACTGGAACCATCAAGATTTACGGGCTGCTGTAGGATGACGTATCCGATCGATATTGTCGTTTATGTCGCAACCAACTTGGTTGACGGCGGCGAGTATGTTGGAGTCGCCAGCCATGGAGTGGCCAAGAGGCGTAGGGAGCATTTCTGCGCATCAAGAAAAGGTTCAATGTTGTATTTTCATCGAGCCATACAGAAGCACGGTCAAAATAATTTCCGGTTCGTCGTTTTGGAAAAGCACGACGACTATAGTGTCGCTCTAAAGCGAGAGATGGAAATTATTTCCGAAAGAAAACCAAAGTACAACCTAACCCTCGGTGGAGAAGGCGCTCTTGGGTTCAAAATGCCAGCCGAAATAGTCAAGAGACTGGCTGAATCCCGCAGGGGAACTGTTGGATATTGGAGAGGAAAGAAGCGTCCAGAGGCAGCAACTTGGTTATTGCGAAACGGCCCAACTAGATACTGGAAGGGAAAGAAACGCAGTGCGGAGACAAACGAAAAGATAAGCAAAACAAAGACTGGCGTACCGAGAAAGCCGCCGCCTGAACACGCTCTTGAGGTGTTCAGAAATAACATGCGCAGGGCCGCGGTGGCTAGGCGAAGAAAGGTTATTTGTTTGGACGATGGACTAACCTTCGACAGTTCCGTGGAGGCTGCCAAGCATTATGGATTTAAGTCGTCTTCTGTAAACCAAGTTTGCGATCCAAGGAGGCCGCAAAAGTCGTTGTTTGGCAAGAGTTTCAAATATCTGGATCAATTGCCATGACCGGATCGAGTGGCACGTATAATTTTTCACCGTCCAATGGTGAAATTGTCCTCGCTGCCTATGAGCGGCTGCAGATACGCACGCCCTCGATACGGCAGGAGCACATGCTGTCCGCTAGGCGGGAGTGCAATTTCCTGTTTGCGCAGTGGAGTAACAGTGTCGGGCCAGACTTGTGGGAAGTGATACGTACGCAGACGACGCTTACGCAGGGAACCGCTACCTACACGCTGCCGACGAAAACCATCACGGTTCTGGATTCTTCCATCGTCCTCAACTTCGGTACGTCCTCGGAGTCACGCCGGTTCATCACTCCCATCTCCCGTACCGAATACATGACGTATGCCAACCAGCAGACGCAGGGGCAGCCGACAGTCTGGTGGTTCGACCGCCTGATATCGCCCACGGTGACGTTCTGGCCCGTTCCCGATGGCAACGGCCCGTACACATGGGACTTCTACAGCGTCACGCAGCAGCAGGACGTGAACCTGCCAGGCGGGGAAACGCCGGATATCCCGTACCGCTGGCTGGACGCAATGGTGGCTGGACTCTCACATAGGCTATCGCGCATTTACGCGCCGCAACTCGAGCAAATGCGAAAGGCTGATGCGATGGAAGCCTACGACATTGCCGCGAAGCAGGATACGGAAGTCGCTCCGTTTAAGATATCGCCCCTGTTGTCAAATTATTTTCGCATATGAAACCTAGAGACGTTTTTTCCAATCTCACCGCCGAACGGGTTAGACAAGTGGTTTCTTACGACAAAGAAACTGGCCTTTTTACCCGTCTTGAGAGTAACAACCAGAATAAGCCTGGAGGCATTGCCGGAACTACGAATAAGAATGGCTATGTACTAATATGTATTGATGGCAAAAAAGTCATGGCTCACAGACTTGCGTGGTTATGCGTAACCGGAATATGGCCAAAAGATAGGATAGATCATGTGGATCTAAACAGATCCAATAATCGCTGGGAAAATTTACGAGAGGCGTCGGATTCCGATAACAAGGCCAATAGTGTAATGAAAAACTCAATTGGGGTTAAGGGGGTTGAGTTTCATGTAAGCGGCAAATATCGCGCAAGAATTTTCATTGGTGGCAAAAGTAGGCATCTTGGTCTTTTTGACACACCAAAGCAGGCGCACGCTGCATACTGTGCGGCGGCAAAAAATGCGTTCGGTGAATTTGCGAGATTTCAAAAATGAGACCCCATCCTCGACGGACAATAACTGATCCATATCGTCCAGAGGCATGGGGAACCTCTGATAGAAGTGGGTTTATAAACAATCACAAGAATTTGGTGTTTCAACACGAATGGCAAGGGCAAGATCTCGTCAACCTCCGCGTTCTCGTTAACCCGGATGAGTACGACACGCCAAACAGGCAACTCGGCACTCTCGTCCTCCCGCCCGATCCATTGCCGACCATGAACGCTCGCCCGGAGCAGTATCCGGTGGAGGAGGTTCCGGTTTCAACGCGGGCCTGCATAGTCAACGGCGTAACCACCGGAATACGGGTTGTGCCGCAGGGAAGGCTGCAGGCATTTCCGGTTGAACGCATAATTTCCTGCCAAGGACTTCTGAGCCCATAATGGCCACGCAGCTTCCTGCCGTCGTCACGATACAGGATCTTCCGGCGGGCTCTACCCCAACGGGGACGGAGCTTGTCGAGGCCGTACAGACTTCGGCCGGCGTGGCGAACTCCGTCCAGTTGTCGCTTACCCAGATCGTCAACGGGGCGGCTTTTTCGTCGCCCGTAAGCGTGGCGAACGGCGGCACCAATACATCGACACTCACCGCGAACGGCATCGTATATGGCAATGCAGGGGCTACAGTAGGGATAACTGCGGCTGGGGGGACTTCCATACCCCTCCTCGGACAAGGCGCTGGAAATGCCCCGGTGTTCGGTGTGCTGCCGGTTATCGGAGGGGGCACCAATACCACCATCCTGACGCAGAACGGCCTCGTCTACGGCAACGGCACGAACACAATAGGCATCACGGCGGCGGGAGCCACGTCGGTTCCGTTTTTGGGGCAGGGTGTAGGAAACGCGCCGGCATTTGGCACCGTAAGCCAAATGATCGATACCGTGAACACCTCGCAGGGCTCGGTGCTCTATCGCTCGAGCACGTCTTGGGTGGCCCTCGGTACGGGGACGCTGGGCTACCTACTTCAGACTCAAGGTGCCGCGGCCAACCCTCAATGGGTAGGCGGCATGTCCCTACTCAATACGCTGTCCCCCAATGCGGTGGCCTCCTCCACTGACACCACGAGCCTGACTGGAAATTATCGGTCATACCTCGTCACGTTCGAGAATATAACTCCTGCCACCAACTCCACGTTCCTCGAAATGCAGATCGCCACCAACGGCGCCAATTGGGTGACTGGCAGTTATGTTTCTCAAGTACAGCAGTTCATCGGCGGCAATGCCGTATCGGACACCTCCACCACCGTGCTCCTGCTGTCAGGAACCCGCGCCACGACAAGTGTCGGCAATTCCACGACATATGGCGTCAACGGGTTCATACGGATCATGAACCCCGCAGCCACCACGTTCCGCAAGCACATCGTGGGAGAACTCACCTATCTCAGCGGCTCCACGAGCGGCACGTCGGCAATAAGCCTCGTCACTCCGTCCGGTTATTTCGATGGGAACAATAACGCCGTCACAGGAATGGCGTTCCTGTTCAACTCTGGAAACATCACCACCGGAACCATCAAGATTTACGGTTTGAGCGGCTGATGTCCCTCACCTATACGACGTATCAGAACTCGCTAGTTAATTTGATGCCGGTGCCATCGGCAGCCGATCCTGGGTTTTCTATGGACCTCCCCAACGTTATCGACTACGCGGAACTCCGCTGTTACCGGGACTTGCAATTGCTCAATACGGTAACGCGGGACTCCTCGGCAGCCCTTTCGCTCAATACGCGCACGTTCAACCTTCCGTCATCGGTTGCCACCTTCGTCGTTACCCAGGATATCAACGTCATTACTCCTGCTGGGACGGTTGCTCCAGACAGCGGAACGCGCAACCCACTTGTTCCGTCATCCAAGGAAATGCTGGACTTTATGTGGCCGTCCTCGAGCGGTTCTACCGTTCCGACATACTTCGCCATGGTGACGCAAACCACCATTGTCGTCGGGCCGTGGCCGGACCAAGCGTATCAGGTAGAGGTTGTCGGAACGGTGCGTCCGACTCCTCTGTCGGCAACCAACGCAAGCACGATCCTGTCCACGTATTTCCCAGACTTGTTCATCGCGGCGTCCATGGTTCGCCTTGCCGGTTTGATGAAAAATTACGGCATGGCGGTTGACGATCCACAGCAGGGCGTAACCTGGGAACAGCAATATACCAAACTTCTCGCCTCTGCGCAGACTGAAGAAGCCATGAAGAAGTTTCAGTCTCAGGGTTGGTCGCCCAACGTACCCGCGCCACTAGCAACGCCACCGAGGACTTAACTTTTGCGGTCGCAGCTTCCTGATTCGCAGCGGAGTCTGGAAGGTCCGAAGGCTCGCGACAACGGTTGATTTCGATAGGTTAAATCTTATAATCTTTCGCAGTATCAATAAG